TATTTGCTCGGCAACCTGATTAAGTATAGCTGTCGAGCGAATTGGAAGGGTGATTTTATGCGGGATATTGAGAAGATGGGGTTTTACGCAAATTACATGAGGGAGGGTAAATAAATGACAGAAATCATAGCAATACCAGTGCCGGACAGCAAATACCGGGAGGTGGCAATTTTGGACGAATACAACGGCGTGTATTCGATTATCGTTGGAAAGGCCGGCGATAAGCGGAATTTTTGGAAGATGGTATATCCGCAAACAAGAGAGAATCAGCCAGGGAGCAAGCCAATTCCGATGAAAGTAACACTGGGAGATCAACACGCAGCGCCGGCCATGTTGCGACAACTGGCTGATGCGCTTGAGGGCCGAAGCCAGGGCCAGGACTCGCAATTCGGGAATAGGGATCAGGACGGGGCAGTAGATGACCAAATTCCCTTCTAGCGTAGGGTAGCATTACCAATGTGGAGAACGTCGAACCAGCGAACGCTCACGAAGCGAGAGAGGGAAAAAAGTGGAACTTCGTAACAGGATTCAGGGTAAGCGCAACACAAAGCGTGGCCAGGCTGCCGAAGAGATAGCAGAGCTATGGCTAAGACAGCACGGATACGCCTGCATTGAAAAGATTGAAACGCCATGGCGAATCGTAAGGCGAGGCGGCAAGATTGTGGGCGCGACTCCGAAGAAACAAGTCTCCGGGGATTTCACTGCCATTGATCCGCATACAGGGCGTTGTTTACATGTAGAGGTAAAGTCTCGTGAGCGGAATACTTTGCGCTGGTCTGATTTTGAAGCGCACCAGATTGAAGCCCTGGATCGTAAGGCCGAGGCAGGGGCAGAGTGCCTTGTGTTGTGGGTTAAAGGGGCAGAGGTAAGGTTTTTCGATTGGCCAATACCGGGCTTTTGTGAGGGGCAGTCGCTTAAGTGGGAGGATTAATCATGTAAGAACCCGGACCGGCAAAAGCCCCTCCGGGTTTTTTCTCTTGACATTAAAAAACTCTGTAAGTATGGTGATTTAAACATCAAAGGATGCTGAATAGATCAGGGATGTAAAAGGTGTTTTTAAGAATCTAAAACTTCCAGTTAACGTAAAGAAAGTTAACGTAAACGTTAAGTTTGAGCTTAGGTAAAGTATATTTAGTAAAGTTGACGTTAACGTAAAGTTTGGCGAAATTTTAAAGCAGGTATTGGATGGCAAAAGGCAGGCCTATAAAATATACAAAAGACAAGCCAGATCGGCTATATACTGCGCTTGCTGCGGGTAAAAGCGTTACGCAGTTTGCAGCAGAAGAGGGTTTGCACAAGTCAACTGTTTATGATTGGGTGAAGAAATTTGAAGCTTTTTCCGACGCATTTACGCGTGGTCAAGAGGCAAGCCAGGCGTATTGGGAGACTGAGCTTCAAAAAATGATGTACGACCGAAATGTTAACGCTCCTCTTGTCAAGCTCTATTTCGCCAACCGGTTCAACTGGCACGATAAACCGGAACCCGCCGATCCGCAAGCTGCACCAGAACCCGTTAATGTAATTATACAGGCAGAAAATGGGCGACTTGATAGCCAAAGTGACTAAGCCGCAAGGCCATTTCCTTGCGCAGCATCAGCGCTTCCGGGCATTTGTCACCGGCTATGGCGGGGGGAAGACCTGGGTCGGCTGCATAGCACAGTGTATTAACGCCTGGCGGTTTCCGGGGATGAACCAAGGATACTTTGCGCCTACTTATCCGCAGATCCGCGATATTTATTACCCTTCAATGGAAGAAGTGGCCTACAATATGGGGCTGCACGCAGACATCAAAGAATCGAACAAGGAAGTTCATCTGTATTCCGGGAGGCAATACCGCAGCACAATTATTTGTCGGTCAATGGAAAGGCCGCATACAATCATTGGTTTCCGCATAGCACATGCGCTAATTGATGAGCTTGACGTTATGCCGATAGACAAGGCCCGTATCGCATGGCGCAAGATTCTTGCCCGGATGCGGTACCCGGATGGGGCAAATACAGTTGATGTCACCACAACGCCAGAGGGTTTTCGGTTTACCCATGAGCAGTTTGTCAAGGAGTTGCAAAACAATCCCGAGCGCAAGGCAAGATACGCGCTTATCCAGGGCAGCACTTATGACAATGAAAAAAACCTTCCGGCTGATTATATCCCATCACTTGTCGAGGCGTACCCTAAAGAGCTTATTGCCGCATATATCAACGGCCAGTTCGTCAACCTGACATCTGGCACTGTCTATCGCAACTACGACCGCCAGGCGCATGATTCAAAAGAGCAGATCCGCAAAAACGAGACGCTTTATATCGGCATGGACTTCAATGTCGGCAAAATGGCTGCGTCTGTATTTGTAGAGCGGGCAAATGGATATCACGCCGTTGCAGAATTGAAAGATATGTTTGACACGCCGGATATGGCCCAACTTATCAAAGAGCGGTGGCAGGATAAAGGCCACCGGATAATCGTTTACCCGGATGCTTCAGGAGGCAGTCGAAAATCAGTCGATGCCAGCCGATCAGATCTTGCCATATTGCGGCAATTCGGGTTCACTGTCAGGGCCAAGAAAAAAAATCCTCCGGTAAAGGATCGTATCGCAGCAGTAAACAAGGCTTTCGAAGACGGCAAATTATGGATTAACGTGCAAGCCTGTCCAACCATTGCTGATTGCCTGGAACAGCAGGCTTATGACAAGAACGGAGAGCCGGATAAAACCTCCGGGCACGACCACCAAAATGATGCAACTTCTTATTTCGCTTTTTACGAGATGCCGGTAAACAAGCCGGTTTTCGCGACAGGGATACGCAGCGCAATGTAAAAATTGGAGATTAACTATGATTGACGCGACACACCCAAAATATGATGTCAAGCTGCCAGACTGGGTCAAGATTGAAGACATCACCAGGGCGAAGAACCTGGCACAGTATCTTGTCTATCTTAATCCGCAGGATCTCAGCGATGACAACAAAATACGAAACCAGCAATATGCCGAAAGAGCGATATTCTACGCGCTATCCGGCCAGACTGTCCATGGCATGGTGGGCAGCATCTTCCGAAAGTGGCCGCAATTTACGAAGCCTGACGGCATGGACTATCTGGAGACCAATGCCGACGGCGCAGGTGTTTCGATATACCAGCAATCTCGGGGCGCAGCTGAAGATGTGATCCGGAAAGGCCGGGCCGGGATCGGCGTGTCGTTTCCTCAGACCGAAGGGCAGGTGTCAAGGCGGGATTTAACCTCCGGGCGCGTGGTGGCTACCATTCACCGTTTCGAGCCGGAGCAGATTATCAACTGGCGGACGATCCGAGACGGCAGCAAGGTTAAGTTGTCGCTGGTGGTAATTCTGGAAGAGTCAGAGCAAGTCAAGGACGATGGCTATAAAACAGAGTTCGTGACGCGCATCCGGGAAATGTATCTTGATTATCCTAGGGACGATGAAGGTTTGCCAACCAGCGACATTATGATTTACAAAGAGAGGATATGGGATAAGTCGCCCGGCCACTGGCAGATTATAGAAGCATATCAACCCACTGATGCAGCAGGTAGAAACTGGGAAGAGATACCGTTCACATTTATCGGTGCGGAAAATAATGATCCGGAACCGGATCATCCGCCTATGCTCGGCATCGTAGAACTAAATATCGGGCATTATCGAAATTCCGCCGATTATGAGGATAACGTGTTTTATTGCGGCCAGGCCCAGCCTTGGATGTCTGGGTTGACGCAGGATCATATAGATCTTCTAAAAGATAACAACCTCTACGTCGGTAGCCGGAACCTGATCGGCGTGCCGGAAGGCGAGCAGTTCGGATTTGCTCAGGCCCAGCCGAATGCTCAAGTCAAGGAGGCGATGCAGAACAAGGTTGATATGATGGTTAGCTTGGGCGCCCGCATGATGCAGCAGGGATCAGCGACAAAGACAGCGGCGCAAGTCGAGGGCGAGCGCGAGGCGCAAACCAGCGTGTTGGCCCTTGCCGCATCTAATGTGAGTGAGGCTTACACGCAGGCTGTGGCGTGGGCCTGCCGGTATATGGGCGAATCGCTTGAAGAAGTGGAGTTTACATTGAATCAGGAATTTCTGGCGATCACAGCGGACGCGCAGACAGCGCAAGTTATGATGCAGGGCTTCATGCAGGGAAGCGTGCCGTTGCCGGATTATGTTGCCTGGATGCGCCGTGCTGGGCTGTTCGATGAAGAACGCAGCATGGAAGACTACGCAGACCTGCTTGGCGGGAGCGTTGAATAATGCCGAAAACGCCGAAACAACTTATAGATCAGTCTACGCGGCATCAAGTTTACTTGGAAATGCTCAAAACAGGAGAATATAACAAGCTGCGGGCCATCCTGGAAGACTCCGAGGACAATCTCGTCGGCATGTTGACACGCAAAGACTTCAAAACAATGTCGCCGGAACAAATAAAACGGCGGCTTTATTCCATGCGGTCAATGCTGCGGCAAAGATACGATGAGGACATGATCCCGGCGCTTAACAAGTCAATCCGCGAGCTGGCAGTATATGAGGCAGAGTTTGAGTCTAGGAGCCTTGGCAAGGTTGTCGATTACAACTTTGAGCTGCCATCTGAAGACCAAATAATATCGGCCGTGCGGACAAGGCCGTTATCAGTGCGCGGGCCGGATAATGGCAAGCTGCTGACTGCATTTATCAGAGACTGGACAGAAAGCCAGGTGACGCGCACGACAAACACCATCCGGGCCGGTTTTGTGGAGGGGCAAACAACGCCGCAGATTGTCCGGCGGCTGCGCGATGAAGTCGGCCCGATCAACCGGCGGGGGTTGCAGGCGCTTACCCGGACAGCATTGCAGCATTGCGCTACGCAGGCCAGGGAACAGGTATGGCGGCGGAATCAGGATATTGTTAAGCGGGTGCAATGGGTTTCTACGATAGATTCCAGAACAACCACTCAGTGTCAAGCCCTTGATTTGCAGGTGTTTAAACTTGATGAAGGCCCGAGACCCCCGATACATCCCGGTTGTTTATCTGGGGATACTCACGTAGCGACCCGTTCTCCTGTCTTTAATGCTTATAAAAGGCCTTATAAAGGCATCCTTGTCGATATTAAAACTGCTTCCGGACGCACCTTGTCTATCACCCCAAATCACCCAGTATTGACCAAAACCGGATGGAAGCCCGCTGGCGAAATTAATTGTTCTGATAAGCTCATCCGCGTTACCAATGTCGCAGGAGGGGCTGACAACAACAAATATTGTGTGAATTCCAAATTTTCCGATTTCTTTAGTACGCTCAAGGTAATGGTTGATCCTTCTTTTATCAGTACAAGCCCAGCCGCCGCCGAAGATTTCCACGGCGATGGAATTCCCAATACCGATGTCGAAATTATAAATGTCAAAAGCTTTGGATGGGATTGCGTGCGGGAAGTCTTTGCTAATAAGATCAAAAACAATAGGTTCCCATTTAGATTGAGGGCAATGATGCCCTTCAAGTGTTTTGGCTCTTTTTATTCTTTCTTCGCGCGTGGCCTTTCTGCCGCGAGCCGCTTTATGAGCATTTTCTGTAAACTTGGCAACTTCCGCAGGAGTCATTTTGGCCATGCGGGCATATTGTTGTTCACTTCGATTGCGGGGCTTGTGGCCTCGGTCGCGGAGAAATTTTCTTATAGTTTCGGGGCTTGTTCCGAGACGACTGGCAATCCCGGCAGCTCCAACCCCGGATTCATGCAAAGGAATTATTTGCGTAGTGTCGATGGTGGCCAAGGCGCGATCGTGTTTAGTGGGCAACGAAATCCCGGAGCGCCTGCAGTACCCATAAAGGGCGTGTTTGGTAATGCTACAAATCTGGCAAGCCTCAGTCGTTTCAACGCTTTGATTGGAAATAAGGTCAATAGCTTTTTGTGCGGCTTTTTCTCCCGCCTTGCGACGGGCCTTAGCAAAGGGGGCGACGCGCTTATGAATCACAGCATCTGTGAGGCCGGTGATGGCAGCGCACTCCTTGACGGTAAGGCCGGTCTTGTAGAGTTTGATTGCGTGGTTAATGTCGGCAGGATCGATTTTTCTGGTCATGTTTATAATCTCCAAAATAGTGAGGGTTGGTATTTAGCAAATGACATTATTGTACATAATTGCCGTTCCACTATAGTAGCACAACTTGACGAAAGATTCAAGTTTTTAGATGAAGGCGGCACCCGGCGCACAAGAGATCCGGTATCGGGCGACGTCGGCAGCACCAAGGCCAGCGAAACATATTATTCGTGGCTTCGCGATCAGCCGAAATCGGTGCAAGATTCGATTATAGGCCCGACGCGCGGCAAACTCTTGCGCGAAGGCGGGCTGTCAAGCCAGCGTTTCGCAGAATTGCAACTATCGAAGAATTACAAGCCGCTTACGCTCGATGAGATGAAAAAGCTGGAGCCAGTTGCGTTTGAAAAAGCGGGGATCGAATAAACCAAAAACAGACAGCGAAAGGGAAAAATCATGACATTACAATTCGAACTTGAAAAAATTGACGATCTTGACGAAGCAACTCAGCAGCTTTATGAGCAGGGTGACGATGGCAAGTATCGCCTGAAGGTGGAGGGAATTCCGGACCCTGATACTGAAAAGTTAAGGGAAGAAGTAGAGCGATACAAGAAAAAGCACGCCGAAGCAGAGAAGCACCTGAAGGATCAGGAGAAGGCTGCTCGTGAAGCTGCTGAAAAGGCTGCAAAGAACTCCGGTGATCTGGAAGCGCTCGAAAAATCATGGCAGGAAAAGCTGGATAACTCGCTGGCCGAAAAGGATCAGGAGCTTACCAAGTACCAGCAAATGGTGTCCCAGATGACAGTGGGCAGCACTGCAACATCACTGGCCGCTGAGTTGTTCGGAGAAGATGCCGAAACGCTGAAATACCTGGTGGAAAAGCGCCTTTCCTACGAGGTAAAAGACGGCGAGCCACAGGTCCGCGTGCTGGACGAGAATGGCCAGCTATCCGCCAAGACCATAGATGATCTCAAGGAAGAGTTCAAGAACTCCAAGCGCCTTGCAAAGTTCGTGGTCGGCAGCCGTGCTTCTGGACCGGGGTCTCCTGGCGGAAAACCTGGCAGTGGCACCAAGAAGTTCAACGAGTATACGGGCGAAGAGTTGAAGGCCCTGCGTGCAGCAAATCCGCAAGAATATGACCGGCTGAAGAAGGAATTTTACGGGGAGTGAATTCCCTTGTTGACAAATCTATATCAGCGTATATAATTTAGTCATATAAAAAACAAATCTTCTCCGGCCGTGCCGGGGTGGATTTAAAAATTAGCAGCAAGTCCGTGGCGAGCTGCAAAAGGCCGTGCCTTTTAACGTGATAGACAGCGTTTTAGGGCGCGGCTTTTTTTATGCCCGCCCACTTAACCAAAAACATATGAGGTGAAAAAATGGCAACAGTACAGCTTAGCGATATCATCGATGTAACCGTATTCCAGGATCTGCCTCCGGTAAACGATCCCACTAAGACCGCTTTTTTTGAGAGCGGAGTAGTAACTCAGAACGCCCTGTTAAACAACCTGGCGAGTCAGCCAGGCAAGGTGGCCGAGCTGCCTTTCTGGAATGACCTTGACCCGGAAGACGATCCCAACCTTTCCGATGACAATCCAGAAAATGAGGCAACCCCGAAAAACGTGAATCAGGGTGAGCAGATCACCCGTAAGGCTTTCCTTAACCAGGGCTGGTCGGCTTCTGATCTGGCTTCCGAGCTTGCCATGGGCGCAAACGCCATGGAGCATATCCGGGCGCGCGTGGATAGGTATTGGACCAGGCAGTGGCAGAGGCGGCTTATTAATGCCTGCAATGGTGTTATGGCCGATAACATAGCAAACGATTCCAGCGATATGGTCTACGATGCATCCGGCTCCACCAACGCGGATATTACCCTGTCTACCGTCTTCACCCGGCAAAACTTCACCACAGCCGCTTTCACTATGGGTGATGCTTATGACCAGCTTGCAGCGCTCGCCGTACATAGCGTTGTGTATAAGCGCATGGTGGACAATGACGACATCGACTACATCCCGGACTCGGAAGGCAACATGACTATTCCGACATTTCTTGGCCACCGGATCATCATTGACGACGGCATGCCTTACACGCCTGCCGGCGGGACTGCTGATGTTGACCCCGCTCCGAAATATACCAGCGTTATATTTGGCCAAGGCGCCTTCGGCTTCGGCAATGGCACACCGCCCAACCCGGTTGCTATCGAGCGGAAAGAAAGCCAGGGCACCGGCGCAGGCGTTGAAACCCTGTGGACTCGGAAAACCTGGATTCTGCATCCGTTCGGCTTCCAGGCAGCTGCCGTGCCTGCTGGCAACAGCTATACGCTGGCGGAGCTTGCCGCTGCCGCTACATGGGACCGGGTAATTGATCGGAAGCTCATACCAATCGCGTTTCTCGTTACCAACGGCTAACAAACAAGGCCGGGCTTCGGCCCGGCTTACTCTTATAAAGAGGTGAATTATGGCTTTAATTGATCTTATAAAAAAGCAACAGGCGATCAGCAACGCTATTAGCGAAACAATCGCCACCATTCGCACCACAGAAAAGACTCCGGTAAACGCGGTTGCTTCTCAGGGTACCCTGACCGTGGACACGCAGCCAACCGCGGGAGATACTATGACTATTGGTGGAAAGGTTTATACCTTTACTGCTGATGGGACCGCAGCCGCTGACGGAGAAATTGATGTAGGTGTAGATCTTGCTGGAGCACAAGCAAATATTGTTGCGGCAATAAATGGTACGGACGGCATTAATACCGCGCACCCATTAGTCTCTGCCGCTGCGTTTAGCACTAATGCGTCGGTTATCACCGCTCTCACCAAAGGGGCTGCCGGCGACGACATCGCAACCACAGAAACCTTTACTGCTGCAACCAATGTCTTTGACGCTGCAACTCTGGGAACCACCACTGCGGGCGTAAATGGTACGATTGGCCTGGAAAATCAGATTGTGGCCGATAACGACTATCTTTACGTGGCTGTGAAGGACAATGGTATCCATGACGCCAACTGGGAACGTGTTGGTATAAGCTCGTTTTAAGGAGATCGAACTATGACAGCGACTATTAAGGACCTGCTCAATCAGCAGGCCGATGTTAACCGAAGGATCGAGCGGGCGCAGCAAATCGGCAAACCTGCCGGTTCTGCGCCTGTATCATATGATATTTTGTTTCGGCAGTTCGAACGCTGGCAACCGGAAAATCCTTATGTGCCAAAACAGACAAAACGGAAATATAAGGCACCGCAGGCGCATACCAAAAAGCAGGCAAAGCTCGCACTTAAACAATTTGAGGCGCTATAATGCCGTTATATTCAAGGAAATACGCCCATCCGGGCTCCGATAGATATCGAGTTTGGAGAGAACAGCAGGAGCGGAAGGCAAGGAAGGCTTTGTATTTGCCACCTGACATCATTATATCCGCAGAAGTTGATGAGGTGTCTGGCGGTATCCTTGTTTCATGGAGTAACGTTTACAACACTGCGGGATATTACTTATATTATCAGGTAGATGGTGGCGATTGGCAAAAAGCGAACTCAGATATCTTAACTGACACCGAATATAGCTTTGATCCGCAGCAAGCTGGAAGCTACAACTTCGCCGTGACTGCTGTTTTTTCTGGCAAAGAATCCGCCATGACCACGCTCACGCCGAGCGGCCTGTTCACTGATGTCCCGGACGATGAGGGCATTGCGCTGATGGCGTTTTATGAAGCGACGGGTGGTGATGCTTGGACGGACAACACGAACTGGATGGTCGACTCGACGGTTGGCAACTGGTTTGGCGTGACGGTCTCTGGTGGGCATGTGACACAGTTGAATCTAAGCGGCGATGCCAATGTCAGTGGGACGTTTTCTCTCGCAGACTTGCCTGCAAGCATGACGCAACTGATCCTTTACAACACATCTAGTACTATAACTGGATCTCTCTCAGACTTGCCTGCAAGCATGACGCGTCTGATCCTTGGCAGCACATCAAGTACTATAACTGGCGGCGCAACGGCTGTAGCTGCAACTGGCATGACCTTCATTATAACTGAAAACTGCTCAGAAGACCAAGCTACTGTAAACGATGTCATAGACCGGATTTACGCAGACCGGGC